CAAAGAATATGATGAGTCCAAACTATCTGATAAAGGTAAGTTTGCCTGGACTAATCTAGTTAGATTATCCAATAGCAAAAGAGACTTGGATATGGTGATAAATCAATATACAAGTATACTTAATGCTGAACTTCCTAAAGAAGATGCCGACACAGAGTCAAAAGAATAGTTTAGATATAGCACGTCTAGAAGGCAAACTAGACGTCATATCAGAACGATTGGTTCAAATGAAAGACAATCACCTATGGCATATTGAAAAAGATATGAAACAATTAAGAACACTTGTTTGGTTTATTGGTACTACTGTTTTTGCTCAAATGTTGTTTATAATAATACGAACTTTTATGTAGTATTGCACAATTCAAGTAAATCAGATAGTAATCAAGTATGCCTAACAAGTGTATATTGGTTATTTCTGATACTCATTGTCCTTACCATCATCCTGATTTAATTTCTTTCTTAAAAACTATTAAGAAAAAATACAAACCTGATCGTGTTATACACATAGGTGATGAAGTAGACTCACACGCTATTAGTTTTCACGATAGCGATCCTGACTTATATAGTGCAGGAGATGAACACAAACAATCACTTCATACTATACACGCTATGGAAAAACTATTTCCTGTTATGGATCTTATGGATTCTAATCATGGATCATTAGTTTATCGTAGACAAAAAGCTAGTGGTTTGCCTAGAGCTGCCATGAAATCTTACAATGAATTTTTAGAAGTAGGGCCAGGTTGGAAATGGCATGATGATCTCCTTATCACTATGTCCAATGGACAGCAGGTTTATTTCTGTCATGGGAAATCAAATAATGTCCTAAAAGTGGCACAGCAATATGGATGCCCTACAGTTCAGGGCCACTATCATAGCTCGTATTCCATTTTGTACTGGGGAAATCCGAATAGCCTTAACTGGGGTATGCAAGTTGGCTGCCTGATAGATGCTAAGTCTTTGGCTTTTGAGTATTGCAAAACACAGAAATCTCGACCTATCATTGGCTGTGGAATAATTATAGATGGACTTCCAAAATTACTACCAATGGTATTGTCAAAAGGAGGCAAATGGAATAAAGTGTGTCCATGAAGACACTAGACAAACAAGTAAAAGGCGATCACTACAAAAGATTTATTATACAACCAGCAGAATTTATTAATATTAACAATCTTCCATATTCAGAGGGTAATGTTATCAAGTACGTTTGTAGACACAAATACAAGGGTAAAAAGGAAGATATAGAAAAAGCCATACATTACCTAGAAATGATAATAGAAAGAGATTATGAATAACGTGGCACGTATGGATATTCCAAACAGGATGAGATCCGTTAATGTACGTATGTTGATTGACAATATGCCTATTGTCTCGACCATAGATTATATGATTAATTCAGAGGGCGTTATTCCTGTTGCTATATGGGTTAAAACTAAGAAATCTGAGTCTACATTGGATAGAGAGCTTAGAAGTTCTGGTAAAGCTGTATCATTATTATTACAGTTTGGATGCCCTATTAAAGAAATAGCTGAGACATTTACTAGAGATAGCATTATTGGATCAGCAGTATGGTACATTAACAAGAACTTAGAAGATATTATTACTGGCAATCAACCAGATAAACTGCCAAATTTATCAACTCAACCTACTGGGTACACTATAAAATGAACGAAGTTAAACAAAGAATTAAAGCACATGAAGGTTATCGTTTAGAACCCTATCATTGCACAGAGGGTTTTTTGACTGGTGGATGGGGGCATAAAATACTAGATGGTGAAGAAGTGCCTACATCTGAAGAAGGATGGTCAGAGTTATTTGACAAAGATTTTGAAAAGGCTTTAAAAGGTGCAAACAGCCTCATAGAAGAACATTTAGAGAACACTGGATGGTCTAACCTAGAAGATTCCAAAAAGAACATAGTACAAGGCATTTTGATTGAAATGTGTTTTCAGCTAGGACAAGCTGGAGTAGGCAAATTTAAGAAAATGTTTGAAGCATTATCTGATTGTGCTTTTCAAGAAGCAGCAGCTCAAATGAGAGACTCAAAATGGAGACAACAAACTCCAGAACGGTGTTTAGAACTAAGCACTATTATACAAACTATTTAAGGACATACAATGAATCCATTATTATTACTCAAACCCTTAATTGGGTTAGGGGGAAGTCTACTTGGCAACCCAGTTGCAAAACTAATTACAGAAAAAACTATCGGAGCTATTTCTCACAAACTTGAGAAAGACAAAATTATAAAAGCTAAAGAGATAGAAGCTGCAAGAGATGTAGATGTAGCTAAGATTGGAGTACAATTAGAACAAGTACGTCAAACACAAAACAGTTGGAAAGATGAGTGGCTTACCCTTACGTTCTCTGGCATATTTATTTGTCATTTTATTGGACCACTGCAACCATACATGGATAGAGGTTGGCAAATACTAACACAAGCCAATGATTACTATTGGGTAATTATACTTACAATAGTAGGTGGATCATTTGGAGTATCTACATTAAAGAAATTTAAAAAATAATGTGGTTTGTTATTACAGTAGTTTTATCATTTCACGATATAGATTCTGTTATAGGTAGAGAGTATAAAGTCAAAACATTTAGCGATACCTGGCAGTGTCATCAGTATATATCAAAAAATAAAATAAAGTTATTAAGTCCACATATTATTGAGTATGGAGACAAACTAAAAAGTTTTGAATTTTACTGCGAAAGCAGACAAGGTGAAGAAGTATGAAGAAGTTATTATTAATATTAATTCTATGCTCTAGTATAGCTAATGCAGACAATGATGTAACAAGTAGTGGTGCAACCGATATAGATCAAAATAATCAAAGTGGTACTAATACAAGTATCTCTGGTGGTTATAACTCAGAAACTTCTTATGCTGGTGGTAGCACAAGCACTACAAACAATACGACTAACGCATATCAAGGTGATTCAAGAGTAGTTAATTCTGCTAATGCTCCTGCTATGAATAACTTTAGTCAAGATGTTTGCAGTATTGCTATGTCTGGTGGCATATCTACCTTTGGTTTAGGTATATCTGCTGGTTCAAGTAAGAGAGATGAGAATTGTGAAAGATTAAAATTAGCTAAGTTGTTAGATCAACTTGGTATGAAGGTTGCAAGTGTGAGTTTACTTTGTCAAGATAGCCGAGTGTTTGAAGCGATGGCTCAAAGTTCTACTTGGTGTCCTATAAATGGAAAAATAGGTAAAGAGGCTGAGTTAGAATGGAAGAAGTATGGAAAGTTAAGGCCTGACTATGATGTTTATATTGAAAACTTACAATACATAGAACAAGTTAATCAAGAAATTAAAGAATTAAATGAAGAATTGTTTGGGGAAATTATAGATGAAGATACTGTTAAAAATATTAATGGTGATATTTATATTCCAAGCAAATAGCATTGCAAACGAAACAATAACCACTAATAATTTACTAGATCAAGACTTTAATAACTGGAATGGCAACATACCAATATTAAACGATAGTATTCACAATGATGGAGTCTTAGCAGGTATTGAAAATGGTTATGCTGAATATACTGTAAACCAAACAGAAATAGGGTTATCGGCTGACATTGTTAATCGTGGTTTTAGTAGCACATTTGGTGCTGATATTTGGTTTTGGTCGCAGACAGATCAAACAGTAAAAATGACACAAACTTATGATGATGGGAATGGTAATATAGTAAACCAACATAGAACTATAACAGGAACTTGCGGCAATGAATGTTACACAAACCACAACTATAATACATTCACAGATACTTTAATTGTAGGAGAAAACACAGCAACGAATGGATCAGTTACAGCTAGGTTTGATTTTAATTCTAGTTATAATAACCCTCAATATCCATTATGGCACAATGGTGCTGATGTAGAACACCCAACATTAAAGATAACTTATACTTTACCTGAGATATTTTTACCGCCTATTGAAGAAATAATAATTGATCCTGTAATAGAATTTGTAGAACTGCCAGTGTTTGTTGAGCCTATTGAAATAATTGAAGAAGAAATTGAAGATGTATATATTGTTGAAACTCCTATATCAACAGGACAGATTGATGAATCCGAACCAACAACCATTGTTGCTGAGAATGAACCTGTTGAAGAACCTCAAGAAGAAATTATTGAGATTGAAGAGGAACAAATTGCCGAAACAATGGAAGCAGATATAATAGAGCCAGAAGAAATTGTAGAAGAAATACAAGAAGAAATAGAAGTTGAAGTTGTAGAAAACAATAAGCCTATTATTGATCCCATTAATGTAGTTACTAATATTAATACTCAAAATATGCTTGTATCTGAACCAAGTTTACAAGAATATAAATCAGTACAAATATCTGATGTTATTGAGTTGCCTGAAACTGATATGGAATTTTTTAAACAAATTAATCTAGAAGGCTACAACAAAACTATTTATGACAGTAAAAAGCAAAAGTTAGCTATGCTGTTAAACGATCCAATATATCGTTATGAAGTTAAACTAAAAGAAGCAAAGTCTTTTACTGACAGAGCTTATAAGAAATTACAGGAGAGTATAGGTGCAAGAAATAATATCTAAATTTAAAGACATAGGTTTAATATTGGCATTAGTATCAACTATTGGCGGTGGGTTTTATGCTTATGGTGTTTTTAATCAACGCTTAGATGCTTTAGAAAATAAAAAATTTGTTATTAATCAGAAGGTAGATTTATCTGAAATAAGGCAGACAATAAAAGAACAAGATAACGATTTAACTGTTCAAATACAATTTTTACAAAAACAAATACAACAAGCAAATGTAGAAATTAATGTTAATAGAGCTACCTTAGAATATCTTGACGCTAAGTTAAATGAATTAAAATTAGAAACAAATAATCCTTTACTGAAAGGATTGTAAGTGAAAATATCTGAAGATACTCCTGTAAGTATGCCAATGAAAAACTTAATTGCAATCATTGGAAGTGTTGCAATAGGTGCATGGTTTGCATTTGGGGTGATTGAAAGGCTAAATATTATTGAAACAGAACTACAACTAATAAGTAAAGATTTAGAAGCTGCTAATACTTTTATAGACGGAGTACCCAAAGGAAATATGGTCAGTCCACAAGTCCAGGAATTGTATATGTTGGTAGAGTACCTTTCAGAATCAAGCGAAAAACTTAAATCTCAAATGGAAGCAGAGATTCCTCTTATTCTTAAAAATGAAATGGTCATACAGTTTCACGAAGAAAGACTTATTGATTTAGAGGAAAGAAAAAATGGAAACCATTAAAGTTGTGTTTGCAATACTTATGATACAGAATGGCTCGACAGTAGAGATGGTGCCTACGGATGGCCTCAGCGATTGCCTAAAGCAAAAGCGAATTATCTCTCGTAATATTGGAGAAGACCAAGAAGGCATATACATGAGCTGCAAAGAAGTAGAAGCTGTTGTATACGAAGACATGGGCCGATTAAAGATTAAAGAGATTATTGAGTAATACTTTTAATTTTTCATAAATCGTTTCAGCATATCAATAGGATCTATTCCATCATCTTCTAATATCTTCTTATACAGACGATAGACGTATTCATGGTTTAATCCTGCCAATGCACAAACAAACTTATATTGTTCATCTTGCTGTTCAAACCATATACGAGCAATAAGGCACTCATAAAAAGCCTTTAATCGTACTCTGGAAAGCAGATAGCCCTTACTATCAGTTACCCTAAACTTTATGCCTATTTTCTTCTCTGGTGCATCATAAATCTTAACATCGTTAAAATCTACCCTTGCATCGTGAAATGACTGCATAATTACAGAAACCCATAATAGGCTTTCTGGGCTAAGATCATTCTTATCAATTAAATGTTCTTGATTTGTTTTCACACATATAACATACCATATCTAGACACTTTGTCTACGGTTGGCACTAATAGTCTGCCATAGCTGACATATCAACTTATTGTGGTCCATTTTATATTCTAATTTTAGATACTGTTCTTCTGCTAATCTAAGATTATCGAGGTGTGTTTTGTATTCTTCATTGGCCAGTGCTTCTGTTTCTCTTGCAGATACAGACATATTACCACTTAGCTTAGACATCAATTCAGCCTTTACAGTTTTACTAAAACGATCAAGATCATGGTAGGCAGCTTTTGCAACTGCCATTGCATCTTCATTCTTAATCATCCAGTCAAGAGCTTCTTGTACTTGTTGTTCTGTTATCATTATGCGTTCCCTTTTGTATCTAAAAAATTAATATTACCTTTTTTAGCTAATTCTTCTTTGCTTGGCAACATAGCACCAGTCATATCGTCAAACAATATTTCTTTTTTCATAAGCTCATCCCACATATCTAGTTTGTACTGCCAGATTACTGAGTTAATTTCTTTTACAATTAATTCACACTCTTTAATATCTCGCTTAGTACCTTTTTTTCCTAGATATGGAATTAAATGTAATTTTTGGGTACCAAAATCATATAGCTCTGGTTTAATATGTTCTGTTCTCATTTTTAAATTAAGATTAAAAGCATCAGTTTCTCTGTAAAGTATATCTATAATTTTATTCATGTATTTGTTTTGTTTCATAAATCCTCTATATATCCGTCTCCAATAAGATAGCGTTGACCACAACGATATACTGGAGCATTGTTATCTTTGATTAGTTCTCTAAAGTATTCAATCCAATTTATACCTTTTCTTTTTTCCATCATTAAACCTATATATTCTGCTTCTCTTTTATTTAGCAAAACTTTTTCAGGCTCTTGTTCTGGTTCTGGTTTTCTTATTGGATTAATCTTATCCATATAACTTTCATGGAATGTTTCTAATTGACCAAAAGGTATTCTGTATAGTTTAACTCTTGGATCTTTCTTTAATGGTTCTAATGGAAACTTCTTAGCAAAA